GGTAGGGCTCCCGTGTTGTCAAATATAGGATTCTTAATTGAATATTCCTGATTAGATTTCTCTAAATCTGGGGTATTTCTTTTATTTTTCTTGTACGTGAACAACTAAAAGTCCCTGGTGGTAACTTCCAGTGAAAGTTAATCGTTTATGCTTATCGTAAAAGCTTTGAAATAGCGATTGTGTTGAGATGTACTTTCCTCATGTAAAATCCAAAATTTCAAAATTTTAAATTTTATGGCAAGTTCAAAGAATCAAACCGTACAAATGTACGATCCGGCCTCTACAGTTCAGGGTGCGGATAATTATTCAATAGCAAATGCTCTTAAATCCCACGATGTGGGTCAACTTTATGAATTAGCTTCTAGACCATGGATTCTTGCACATTTTGATTGGAGTGCATCTACAACAAGCTATTCTTATAACCTTGTTGATGGTAATACACAATCCTGGCAACAATTTTTCCAATGGTTTGCTTATCTTAAAGCTGGAATCAAAATTACAATCAAAGTAAATGGAACTAATTTTCACCAAGGATGTTTGGTTTTTGCCCTCATGCCTGGTTCCACTGATGATGTGCTGTCTGAGCCTTTTGGCCAGCAGCCGAGTGTGTATATGATGACTTCTATGCCTCATGTTCGCGTTAATGCTTCTACTTCTGACCAACAAGAAATTATTATTCCTTATAATAATGTAAAAGAAATGATGAAGAGACAACTAACAATTACAGATACAGCTTATTTAGGTCAATTATATATGGCTCCGCTCAATATCCTACAAGCTTCTGCCGGTTCATCATCAAGCATTGGAGTCACCCTTTGGGTTCAACCCATGCTTCCTGAAGTTCTTGGTTACACAATTCCAGAGTATGGCGAATTGCCAGTTAATGCTCACTATCAATCAGCATGTCCAATTTGTACAAGCGAACCGTGTGTGTGTGGAAGACGACCTCCAATACAGTCTGTACCTCAAGTTCAAACTGAGGCTGCAATTAAGACTGATCCTATTGGTGGGTTGTTAGAAAGCGCGATGGGTGCTCTTAATCTGAACGGAGTTTTGTCAGATATAGGAGGTGCTCTGGGTAGTGTTGCTGAAGTTGTTGGCCCTATTGCTGGTTTGTTAGATAAACCTGATGTGGTTGAAGAACCAAAATTGTTTATGCGTAAGACTGCCGCTGGATGGGGGACCGTTACTGGTCTTAATTCTGGTCAGACAGTTAGTGCGTTTAAACAAGGTGTTTTGAAACCACCAGAAGAGAAAGATCTTTTTGGTATGCAGACTCCTACTGAGTATGCCAAAAATTTTGCAGCGTTTACTACACTTTCCATTAATACTGGTCAAGCTGAGAATACTAAGCTAGGTGCCTGGTATGTAGCACCCTCAATGTGTGCTCGTGGTTCTTGGCAAGTAGCATCTACTCAAACAGATATCATTAATACCCCACTTTCATATGTTGCCATGGGTTATACGTATTGGAGAGGGTCTATTAAGTATAGATTGCAGTTTGTGGCTACAGCTTTTCAACAAGCTTTAGTTGCTGTTGTTTGGGTACCTGATTCTCTAACCACCGATCCTCTAGGTGGTGGATATAAAAGTAATGTTACACGATGTTATGTTGATCTTGTTGAAGTGAGAGGTCCTACTGAGTATGATTTCACGATTCCATTTATGGGAGAATATCCTGTAAAGGATGTACCAACGTCATCAACTGGTTATGATGGTTCGAATTGGCCTCAAGCTATGGGTATGTCACAATCAGTCAGACAAAGAAATCAAAATGCCGTTAATGGCACAATTTACTTGTATCTTGTGAATGTTTTGGTTGCACCTAACAATACTCCTACTTCAATAGAATGTAATGTCTGGGCCGCCGCTGGAGATGATTTGGAATTTTTTGTTCCATGCGGACCCAATTTGGCTTTGTGTGATTATACTGGTATGGATAATTGGAATGTTCCACCTCATGGACCAGCCTTTAATTCAGCCGAGGAGGCTGGTGCAAAACATCAGTCTGCATCGTCTGATTTACAGATTGGAAATGAGACTGAGCCTTCAGGTCAGTTGGAAACAGTTAAGAACAGAGATAATGAAGATCTTCATAACATTACTGATGAAGATGCTCAAATTGAGCAAATGGTTGAGTTATTTGGAGAGTCTCACATGTCCTTGACAGCAGCATTTAAAAGATGGCAGTTTCTAATGACTGGAAACTATCCAATTGGTGCAGAAACTGGTCAACATGGAATTGAAATTTCAATTCCTGTGACACCATCTATATGGTCACAACAGATTGGCTCCACTGTAGCAACAGAAACTCACCATCCTACATTGTTAGCTTATTTTGGAGCAATGTATAGATACTGGCGTGGCAGTTTGAGGTATCGGATTGTTGTCCAGGGTGACAAAGCATCCCATGCCCACATTGTTCAAGCCCGTTTCAGACCCTTGAAGTTTACAAAGAGTTCCTATGGAGCAGAAGCAGCAGGTGGTGGAACAGCTTACTGGGATGAAGATGCCCGTTTCTATGTCAATGATTGGGATATGGGAACAGGTAATGCTGTTCAGGTTGTTTCAAACTCCTTTGCGAATTCAGGAATGCATTTAGAACAGACGTATCAGCAAGGTGTATTGGACGTTGTAGTCCCTTTTTATACTTATAGGAAACGCTGTTATTCCACGATTGGTGAGAATGCAGTGTCTATAGCGGATAGGAAACCAGCCTACACGCGAAACCAAATCTCCGGATTTCTGGATATTTTGATTTTGCAGCGAGGTGGTACCAACGCACCTGACGGTATGACTATCAATGTTTTTGTTGCTGCTGGTGATGATTTCACATTTTCATACCCCGCGTGTGCTCCATGCTTAAAACAAAAATATAAGATCACTTAATGATCTCAGCAAACTGACAATTTGCTGTGTTTATATTTTCTGTTTTCCCTATTTTTCCCCTTTTTCAGCTAGTCACTGAATCTCATTTTTATCCCCTCACTTACGGGACGCCCGGAGTGAGTTAGCGAGATGAGAAATGCCAGTCTTGCGAATATTTCCCGTTCCATATGAGAGAATATGATTCATGTGTTTTTCATGCCTATTTTCAATTGATATCTTTGGCGATGTCGTTATATGGATTGAAGTTGAAGTAGGATGCGCCTTGAGATAGCATGATTTATAGTTGATTGTATGGAATAATGGCTTCTCTGTGGTCGGCAGAATATCTGACCAAAACCCCGTGGCTATGGATGCCTTAGTGTTTTGCTAGGGGCCACTTGAATACGTTAGAAACCTCTATGGTGAACCTAACTCTTTTGAAAAATTTGGTGCCTGTCGAGGCAAACGTAGCAAAGGCTGGAAAGCAAGAAGGGTCCTTAGTTGGACATGAGTTTACTTTATCTTTGGGTGTTGAGAATGAGGCGTGGCAGCGCAACTACACTCTTCCGTTTCAACCCGAAGGGATCAAGGTGAAGTTCTTTGAAGAAGATACTTCATCGGTTTGTGTCATTTGGTACAATCCTGAATTGAACATCTCAATGTTTTCCTATTATGTAGAACATCCCCATCCAATGAAGGTCGTTCGACCAGCTGATTGTGAGAGATGGGCGAATATGGGAAACGCAAAGTTTTCAGGGGTGCCACTTGTTGGTGAGTTTGAAGAAATCCTCCAGAGTCATTTTGAGGATTATGTTTGGACTGATTGTGATACATTCTCTTTGAGAATGCAAGCAGCAATTGATGCTGCTGCTGATTGTCCAGTTTGGATTCGCCATTATCATGGTGTTGTTCACAATTCCACAATGAAGGATCATTTGAATGCAGTTCAATATCCTTGGGTTCATGGTTTTTTGGTTGATGCAGTGGATTTACCAACAGCAACTGGCAGGCAATTGAGTGGACCAGACATTATGCATGGTGAACATTATCAAATGAAACAGCGAAATACATCTTATCTTGCTGGATTGGTTTTGGATCATTTCCACATGGGACAACAAATTGGTGCTCTTGCGAAACATTTCCATCGATGTGCAAACTGTGATCATCGATGGAGACACAAGCACAGAATTAAAAGATCAGAAGTGTCCTTTCAATATGGGCCTCACCTGTGCCGGAATTGCTCAGAGCAACCTGGTATTCCATATCCAGACTTCTGGATCAATCAGGTGGTTTATGCCTTCATTGACGGTATTCTGTCTGAAGCCGAGATGCATCGTTTGATTTTCCCAAAACAGAATCAAGAATGGGGAGAGCCAAATTGGCGACGAGTTGAAAATCTCGCAACAGCAATCACAAAATTCGAAAGTTATGTTGAGAGTATCGATTTCCTGCAGAGTGATCTGCTTTTGAAACGATTGAACAAATTGCGATATCTTGTGAAATGGGAAAATGTACCCCATCATCAAGCAGGGAAGAATTTGTTTTCCCGAATTGTTGGGGTTGACACCGAACAAACAAATGAGGCTGCAAGCAGATTGAACAGCTTCATGAACACAGTTGAGGGTTATGTCTCTGGAATGAAAGACATGACATGGCTCAAATATTTAGTTATGGGCGGAGTTGTTCTTTTTGGCATGGCTCAATTGATCAACTGGGTTCAACAACTTAGAGTCATGCAATCCCAAGTTGAAGTGGCTAAAAAGACGATTGAAATGCTATCCAAAATGCCAGATAATTCAGGACTGAAATATCAGATGATGGATGGAGAAACTGTCACTAAAGTGATTGACGAAATTGAAGAGACTTGTTCTTCGGATCAAGCAACAGAGGGGGATGAAGCCTCTATCATGACGAAAATCCGCAATATTTTTGGAATTATTGGCAGATGGTTTATTCCATCTTATTCAATTGGTGACTTTTTCAAGTCCTCAGGAGTTATTGTGACAGGTTTTGCTGTCGCACTTTCAAAATTGAAAAGTGGAGCAGTTGCTCTTGATTATGTTTTGGAAAAAGCCGGAAAACTACTTGAGACTTTGTTCTCTTGGATGGCTGGACACTCAATTAAACTCACTGAGAAAGCCAAAAAGAAAGACGATGACATGTCACGTGTTATCGCAGCAATGGTTATTCTTCGCTACTATACGAGTGAAGATGCGACAGGTCTTGCATCTAAACCATTGCAGAGAAAAGCCTTTATTTTGGCTTATCGTGTTTGTGAGTCATTCATACTCACTTATTCCCGAAGTTCAGACAGAGTTTTGACAACTTTGGTTGGAACAGCCACAAATGTGACTTCCCGATGCGGTCCTCTTTTTAGAGCCACATACAATTGTGAAAAACCTAATCGGAAATACCATCCTTTTTCACTTTACCTTTCTGGTTTACCAGGAGTTGGGAAAACATACTTTGTGTCTGTACTGGCACAATATCTTCAGAAACGACTTGCAGACGAAGGATATGGTCACATTCCTGATGAAGCACTATTTTACAGCAGAAATGCTAGTGATGCATATTGGTCAGGATATGCCGATCAATTTCTGTCTTACATTGATGATATGTATCAAGATCGGAATGTTGAAGATTACAAAGAGATTTTCACCATGATTGGTGATTCGCCATTGTTTCTTAACATGGCTGATCTTGGATCAAAGGGCAGAGCTTTTTCATCACGTTTTGTTGTGATGAGTTCAAATCAGAGCTTCCCAAAGCCGAATTCAATCACTGAAATTGAAGCTCTGTGGAGACGACGAGACTACCTCATTCAAATGAGGGTGAATACAAAATATCATGACCGAGATGGAAACATCAATTTTCAGGAACATGGTGAAAAAGATGACTTTTGGGTCTTTCTTTTGATGGATCCTTTGAAACCAGCAGTGAACAAACCAGTCATGACAATCACATCACGAACTGAAATGCTTGATTTCATTTATCAGAAATTTCTTGAGAAACATCAAGAACGATATCCCTCGAATGAATTCCCAATTGTTCGAAGGGATAATCGAGATTTTATGGAGGGAGCTCGTTTGATTTTACCTCCACAAACAGTTTCTGAGTTGTTTCCAAAGGCACGGAAAGATATGTGGATGATTTGGCCAGGGACAGTTGATCAAGATGACTTGATCGCTGACATCACTGAGAATGGTGGTCAGGTTGAATGGATTTCACCATTATCTGAATCACAGTTGTTTGCTGAATGGGCTTCGGAATTTTCAATTCCAACGATTATGTCCAAGCTCAAGGAAAAACTTAAAGGAGGACCAGTTTTTGATGAAGCAACATCAGGAACTTTTACTGCAAAGGAAAAAGCGACTGCAGTGATTGTTTCAGGAATTGCTGCACTTCTTAGTGCAGGTGTTGGTTATTTCTTGATTTCATCAGTTATGCACTGGCTTTATCCAGTGAAGGAACAAAGTGCAGCAGGAAAAACTGTTCGAACACCACCAAAAGTTCGACTTCCAATGCCAACAAGGGTTCAATTACCAGCTGGAGCTCATCATCAAATGACTCCATTACTGGATGAAAACTCAGCTGAAATTATTGCACTGTGTATGAAGAATTGTTACACAGTGAAAGCTCCAACTGGAAAGACACTTGGACAAGGAATTTTTGTTGAAGGACGAATTTTCCTGACGAATAAACACATGATGGAGGAGATTCGACATTTTAGAGTTCAGCATGAACTCGTCAATGTGATTACTCCAACTGTTCGATATTCTGTTGATCTTACAAAATCTAAGATCTACAATATTGAAGATTCTGATTTGAGTGTTGTTATTCCTAACAACAAATCAATTCCTCAACATGTGAAAATCATGAAACATCTTTTCTCTGAAGCTGATGATTTGAATGAACAGGATGTTCATTATGGATATTTCGTTCGAGTGGTTCAAAGTGTTGTTGAAACTGATTTTATACCATTGCGGTATACTCCAAATTTCACAGCTGATGGAAAATTGGTTCCTGTGTGGCAGAGTTCTTGTAAAACTCTTGATGGTGAATGCGGATTTCCAGCTTTTGTTATTCTTGGGAATAAACAATTGAGATTATGTGGTCTTCACACCTTTGGAAACAAAGGAATGAATTTCTCAGCAGCAGCAGCAGTGTTCAGGGAATATTTTGCTCTTGCTCCTGTTGAAGAATTATGCATGGAAGCCCAGCTTGTTCATCAAGCTGATTTTGAATGTATGGTGAAATGTGAAGAACCAAGTCAACAGATTCCAGATCAACTTCTTGTTCAAGGGAAGTTAGATATGCCACTTCATATGCCTTCAAAAACAGCATATGAAAAAACATATTTTTATGGAAAATTGGGTACACCTCAAACTCAGCCTTCAATTTTGACGATGCAACAATCTATTGACCGAGGCACCGGAGAAGATCCTTATTTGAAGGCTCTCAATAAATACACTATCAATCCAGTTGATCCATCAGTTTACCGAAACTTTCCTCGGATCACAACAGAATTTGCTCAATTTTTCACAGGACTTCCTTTTTACAGCATGTATTCCAGAATTCTAAGTTATCACGAAGCTTTGAATGGGAATGCATTGCCATACATGAATCATTTGGATCTTACAACATCTTCTGGATATCCTTACAAATTGACTGTTCGAAAGAAAGGAAAACATGAATATATGGAAATAGTGGATGATAAGATCATGTTGACTTCTCAAGCAAAGGAGTTGATTGAGGATTGGCTTCTTCGTGAAGAAAAAGCGAAGAAACGGGAAAGAACACCATCATTGTGGTATGATTGTTTGAAAGATGAACTCCTTCCACATGAGAAGATTGCAGATTCTAAGACTCGGATTTTTGTGGGAGGACCTTTGGATCACACTTTGTTGTGCAGACAATATACTCTTGGTTTTATTGGTCATATGATGATCAATCAGGTCAAAAATTTTTGTGGACTTGGGATTGCTGAATCCCAATTGAATTGGCATGAATTGGCCATGCAATTGAAGAAGAAAGATGTTTACATCTGTGGTGATTTTTCCAACTGGGACAAAAGATTACGAGCAGAATTTGTGATGGGGGCTTGTGACATCATCAACAAATGGTATGGTGATGATACCGAAAGTCAGAATGTGCGTGATGTTCTCTTTGATGAGATTGCGCATACCCTTGTTATTGGGAGAGACGCTGTGTATCACACTCACCAAGGAAATAAATCAGGATGTACTCCAACATCATGTTTGAATTGTTTATCCCAACTGATCATGCTCAGAGCTTCATGGATTGATTTGATGGAAGAAGCTGGTCGAAGAGATCTTGTCCCTTGGGACAAATTTACTGAACACTGTTTCCCCTGTACATATGGTGATGATCATGTTATTGGTGTTACTAACGAAGTAAAAGAAATATTTAATCAAGTTACCCTACAGAATAAATTTGCTGAATTCGGTGCGATCTATACAGATCCACACAAAAATGCAGAAATGTCCAAATGGGTTACCTTTGATGAAATTCGCTTTTTGAAGCGAAAATTTGTTGAATTTCAAGGATTCTACCTGGGAGTCAAGGAGTTGGATGACGTATTGGATATTCTATCATACGTCCGACACGGTGAAAATGACGCCAATGTGGTGATGGCTGTTAATTCAGTCGTTTTTGAGTTGTGGAAATTCGGCAAAGAAGTCTATGATGAATGGACTGGAAAAATAACCTCTCTGTGGAGAGAGGCTATTAAAGAAGGTGTTTACTCCAACGCCTTCTTGATCCCCACCTGGGAAGAAATGCGCCAAAAGTGGTTTGACAAAATGACGAATGCAAGTTCAGGAGTCGTTTCGGATGATGATGCTTTGCGCATTGGGGGTCAGGCGATTGCATTTGGATTTATGTAATGGGCTTGGAAATTAGAATAGTTCGAGTGATGCAGCCAGTGAAATTAACCTCTGGTAGTATACAGAAGAACCTCACAAGTTAGTGGGTTTGGTGTTTGCAACTCCATTCTTATTTCCAATGCGTTGCCTACGGAGATCATGGGTAGGCTATCTATTTAACCTCTTATTTGATATTCTA